TGCCCGTCACCGGGTGGCGCGATATCGGCGAAGTCGGCATCGGCACGCTGGCGAGTCTCGGCGGTGAACTGGTGCGTGTGGACGGGATCACGTCCACGGCTATCACTGTGGGCCGCGGATGCCTCGATTCTGTGCCGCGCGCGCATGTGGCGGGCACGCCGGTGATCTTCTTCGACGAGGCGGCGCGGATCACCGAAGACGCATGGGCTGCTGGAGAGACGCTGGCGATCCGGCTGCTGCCTGAAACCGGGCGCGGCACCTTGGCCTTTGCGCTGGCGCCCGAGGACAGCCTGACGCTGGACCGTCGTGCCATCCGCCCCCTGCCGCCCGGTCGGGTTCAGATCGATGGCAGCTACGCCCCGGACGTCGATGCGCTGGTGGCGGGCGACGTTGAACTGACCTGGACGCACCGCGACCGGCTGACCCAGACGAGCCCGGTGATCGTCGATCACACCGGCGGCTCCATCGGGCCGGAGCCGGGCGTCGGTTATGCGCTCGAGCTGCGCTGGATCGATCCCGACACGGGCGCGGCTATCCTGCCGCCGGGCATCACCATCGACGTTGGCAGCGGCACAAGCTGGATGCTGTCGCCCGAGGACGTTCCGGAGAGTGGCGCACCCGAGCGCACGGCTGAAATCGACATCGCCGTCCGGGCGCGGCGGCTGGTCGATGGCACCTGGCTGACCGACCGGGACGCACGCCCCTTCCGCCTGACCGCCCCCTTCGCCGCTGGCTGGGATCGCGGCTGGGGGTTCCTCTGGGGCAGCTGAGTTCCACAACAACCTTCATCACAACAAGCGAGACCAAGCATGGCGGAACGGATCATGCCGGGGCTGGGGCTGCGCGCCTTCTACGAGCCCGGCCAACGCAACTGGGGCAGCAGCGTCAGCGAGGATTTACGCACCCTCTCGGTGCTGGTGCAGGCCCGCGCGCTGTCGCGCAGCTCGGCTCTGCCGGGAAGCGGGAATACAAGTGATATCTACATCGTGCCCGAAGGTGCGCCCGCCAATGCCGGCGCTCTGGCCCTCTGGGACGGTGAGCCGGGGAGCGAGACATGGGTACTCCTCCCCCCGCAGCCCGGCTGGCAGGTTTGGATTGCCGACGAGGCCCGGCATGTGCGGTTTGACGGCACCGCATGGGTCGAGGTGCCCCGCCCCGGCATCGTGCCGATCCGCACGCTCACGGCAACAGCGCACACTCTGGAACCGATCGATCTGGGCAGCATCCTGGAAACCACGGGCGCTTCCAGCGTGACCGTGACGATCCCCGAAGAGGCGAGCGTAGCCTTCGAGATCGGCGCGCTGGTCAACATCACGCAAATCGGTGCCGGGGTGGCAACAGTCGCGGCTGCGGTTGGCGTGTCGCTCAACGGTATTGTGGGCGGCTCGGTCGCCCTCGACGGCCAGTGGTCCGGTGCGGCGCTGGTGAAGCGCGGGGCGGATGCCTGGGTCATTCAGGGCGCACTGGCGGGAGCGGTTGCATGAGTCTGCTGATGCTGCGCGCCGCGATCCTGGCGCAAGGCGGCGACGCGGCCCCACCCATCGATATCGGCGGCGCCTGGGAACTCGACGCCACGCGCACCCCCGCAGGCTACACGCTCTCGAATGGCAACCAGACCGCTATCAACACTTCAGGCGGCAGCGATTACCGTCGCTGGGTGCCCACAGCGAAGGCGATCCTGCCCTCGGATGGGCGGCGCTATTGGGAGGTGTTTTGCGCCCCCGGTGGCGCGGCCAGTTTCGACGGCTATCTGGGTGTGGTCTCCGTCGAACAGCGCGACGACTTTGACGCAGGCGACAACCCGATCACGCTGGGCTCGATCGGCTATCGCGGCAACGGCTCGCTCTGGTCCTCGAATACCGGCACCGCCAGTCAGCGCCTGACCGGGCTCGCTCCTTTTGGCGCCGGCGATGTGGTGATGTTCGTGCTGGACCCGGCCAGTGCCAGCCTCTGGATCGGCGTGAACGGCGTCTGGCGGGATGATCCGGTGGCAGGCGACGCGACATGGACCGCCGCGCCCAGCGCCGCTTTCCACCCCCAGATCCAGGGGCGCGATCCAGGCGACGGCGGCACGCTGCGCTCGCTTCCCTCGCAGTTCAGCTATCCGGTCCCGCCCGGGGTGAAAGCGCTGGGCTTTGAGGAGCCCGATCTGTCGATCTTTGAGGCCCATGCCTTCATCGAGCTCGGCTGGGACCGCGACCTCAGCCTCGCCGAATTCGAAGCCTGGCTCGATCTCGGCGGTGGCGCGCGCCTCACCTCAGGCAACGCCTCGCTCTTTCTCGATCACGGCGGGGGAGAACCTCTGACCGCCGCCCATGCCGCCCTCTACATCGAAGTGGAATTGCCATGACCTACATCCTGCATCTCGGCCATCAGCCCACCGACATCTCCGGCATCTCGGGGCTCTTGAGCACCGTTGCCGCCGGCTTCGACGATACGCTCGATGTCAACGGCATCCGCTTCAACGGCTCGCGCACGCTGGCCGCCCCCTTCGCGGTGGGGTTTCCGGCGCCGTCCGGGGATTTGTGGCTGGGGTTTCGCTACGTGCCCCCCAACAACGATTCCGAAAGCATCACCCAGAGCAATGCCGGGTTTCTGGAGTTCTTCGATGCGGACAATATCCGGATCGCGCAGGTCCGTCCGCTCACCAGCACCAACCGCTATCATGCCGAGGCCTTTGGCGACACCACAGTGCAGGGCAGCTCCAGCTACACAGCAGCCAACGGCCAGCCGCAATGGATCGATGTGCGTGTGGCGGTGGGCGCCGAGATCACCATTGAGTTCTTCGTTGATGGCGTGCTGCAGAGCGTGGCCACGGCGGCAAACACAGGTGGCAAGGGCAAGCCGGTTCAGGTCGTGTTCGCGAATGCCGGACTGCATGGCACAAGCACAAGCCGCACCTGGTACTATGCTCACATCGCCGCGCTCGACGGCGTCTCGACCATAGGGCGACGCTTCGTGCGCCGCAGCCCCAACGCTATCGCCAGCTTCAACGAGATGGTGGGCAGTATCGATGCGCTCAAGGACAGCGATATCGCCACGCGCGTGGCGAGCAGCGCGCCCGGGCAGCGCATGTCGTTCTCGCTGACCGGCCCCACAGGCCCCGCCTCAGTCTCCGCCATCGCCGGCGTACATCTCAAGCAGATCGCGCAGGCAGGCACGGACGGGCCTGATGCAACGGCAGGGTTCCTGCGCATGGGTGGCGTGAACCATGACGCGAGCCCCGTGACAGTGCCAAGCCTTGCGCCGCATCCGGTCTATTCCAGCTGGGCAGTCAGCCCGGCCGATGCCAGCCCCTGGAGCGATCTGACCCTGCCCACCGAAATCGGGATCCTCTCGGCATGAGTCCTCGTCGCTCCGGGCAGGGCCATGTCCGCATGCCGGATGCCGAGTTCGAGGAACTCCTGGCCCGCGCTGCAGAAGAAGGTGCCAGACGCGCGCTCGCGGATGTCGGGCTCGACGGCCAGGAGGCCGCGCTCGACATCCGCGATCTGCGCAGCCTGCTTGCCTCGATCCGCTTTGTGCGCCGCACCGCTGTGCAGACCACAGTTCATATCATCACCACGGGCGTGATCCTCGCCCTACTCGCTGGGATCGCCCTCAAGCTGAAAGTCTTCGGCTCGGGCAGCTGATCCCCGCAACTGTCGCGCGCGGCCACACACCTGACAGCGGTCCGCGCCTTTGATCCAGCCGTTCACTCACTCTCAATCCCCGTCCCCTACCGCCTTTCGGGCGGTGGGTCATTTCCATTTGCCCTCAAACCTTGTGGAGAGCCTGATGTCTGACCCCATCCGCACCTTCCGTCATTTCCGCGACGTGCCCGAAACCCTTTGGCGCTGGCCGAACTTCTCACCTGCTGAAATCGCCTGCCGCGGCACAGGCCAGATCAAGCTGCACCCAGAGGCGCTGGACAAGCTGCAAACGCTGCGCGAGCGGTTGGGCAAGCCGCTGATCGTGCGCTCGGCCTATCGCAGCCCCGAGCACAATCGCGCTGTTGGCGGGGCCAAAGCGTCGAAACATATGGATGGCACGGCCTTTGACATCGCGATGTCAAACCATGATCCGATGAAATTCGCGGAAGCCGCCCGTGCTGTGGGTTTCCTAGGCTTCGGGACCTATCCTCGCTCTGGTTTCATGCATATCGACCTGGGCCCAGCGCGACAGTGGGGTGAGCGCTTCCCAATGCGCGCTGTTCCATTTGCAACCGAAGCCCCACTCGCGCGCGAAACTATCGCACAGAGTCGGACGCTGAGAGGCACGGGAGCGGCGGGCGTGGCGACGGTCGGTGCCGCCGGGGGCGA